ATTCCATCTCCCCGCTCCCCTTCAGAAGGTCTGAAAACAGGTCCATCCCTCTGCCCGTTAATGTAAAGTTGCTGTATACTGCCATCTAAATATCCTCCAGTCCTGCTCCGCCATCCTGCCGGACGGCCTCTTCCTGCCCTGCGGCGCCATCATGTCCCGTGCCGTCCTGTTCCTGCCCGGCACTGCTTCCATAGACCAGGTGCCCGTCCTCCCGGATGCGGTACATCCCTGCATCCGGCACTGCGTCCGTATCTGCCATGAGATGTCCGTCCGCGCTGATGCGGAACCCTGCACTGCCGCCCGCCGCGTCCGTCAGCACCCACAGGTGCCCGTCCTCCCGCACCTCAAACTGATAAGACGGAGGCCCCTGCGCAACCTCCGCCCTGCACTCCGCGGTGCACACGCCGCAGGAATACAGGTTCTGTTTCAGCCCGCCCCGGTATGCCAGCGCCTCCGCATTGTATCCGACATCCGCCCTGGCTTCCGCGGTGCACACGCCGCAGAAATACAAGTTCTGCGCCAGGTTCCGCTCAAACTCCAGGGCATCCAGATGGGACCTGGTATTCTTGACCCTTGCGATCATGGCATAGAATTCCGACATCCTGGCTTCGTCCATGTGGGCGTCTGTCGCTACCCTGAAACAGTAGGGCTTCCCGCCGTACTCGAACCACTCTTCCACCTTCCCGCTGCCGAAGACGTTTTCCGCCAGCTCCTCCACAGCCCATTTCGTCCCACGCCTGCGCTTGATCTGCTGGGCGGTCTTCAGTACAGCCCTTTTCTCTTCCAGACTCATACCGGCGGAGTCATACCAGTCCACATCAAGCTCCCACGCCAGATCGTCACATTCAGCTTCATTCAGGCGGTCTATTTCATCCCATACCCTGATCGTTTTCAGGCGCCTGCACGGGTCCCCCAGGAGCCGGTCCATGGATCTGCTGAGCGCAAGCGCCGCCTCATCGTCCCGCATAAAAGCAGGGAGAAGGCGCACAAACTCCAGATCGGACACTTTCATGCCGCCCATATTCCCACCTCCCCTGTCACCCTTTTACCATGTGCGTGACTTTGATATTCCCGGAAAACTTTGCCACAGTAGTGCTTGGCAGTTCCTTATACTCCGGTTTCGTGATGATAACGCGGGAGGCTCCGACCGGGTTCTCCATCCAGTGCGGACAGAGGATCAGTTTCCTGAGTTCATCAGGGTTTATATCCTGGTTCAGGGCAGAACCCTGCCAGTAGATATAGCGCTGGATTGCCCCGTCCGGGCCTTCCACATTTTTGACAGCTTCGGACTCGTCTGCCTTGGTCGTATAATAGGTCAGTTCTATGTCGTATGTCTCCACCTGCGGAGCCTCCACTTGTACAATGTCAGTGAGGGGCCGCACATCATCGGCTGAGCACACACGCAGCACATCCTCCAGCACGCTTTCATCCGGCAGTTCTCCTCCAGCGCAGATCGGCACGATCTTCACGCGGCCATACATATTCCTGCTGACCATGATCTTCACCGCCCCGGCATCAGCCAGGGCGCCGGAGAGGGAAAGTGTCAGCAGTTCATCACAGTAGTCTGCCGTATAGTCAGCACCCTCCGCGGCTTCGGAGCCGTCCGGAAGGTATACCGCCAGGGACTCCGGTATCAGGTTTGCGCCGCCCTGGAATGCGTACCCTGCATATGTCTTCAACGTCCTGCTGATCCGCTCGGTTTCGGATTCCACCACTACGTCCGTGACAGCCGGGTTTGCGGACAGAGCCCAGTAGCGGTATGCCTTGGAAGGCCCCGCTGTGCTGAGCCGATTCTCCGCCTCACGGATCCTCTCCCGGTAGGCTTCATCCCCCTCCTGGTCGCCCCCGCCGGACGTCGGCTTTATGTTTTCCACATAGTCGATCAGGGCGGCGTCCGACACGTCCACAATCTGGGAAATTTCACCGGCCGGGATGCCATTATAGCCTGCGCCGCCCTTTTCCGCAGTTGCCTCCACTTCTACGCTGAGCTGTCCCGCATACAGCACTGCCGTCCTGTCTGTCAGGAAATAATGGATAAAATCGCCTGTCACCCTGAGTCCTGCCGGAATGACAATATTGGAATCCATGGCCTCATTCACGCCGAAACGCAACGAAGCCGCAGCAAAAGCAGGATCAAGGCGCGGGGTATCCCGGTTTTCCCCCAGTGCATCCAGCACGCCGCCGCGGGCATAGCGGAGCATTTTCTGGCGGCAGGCGTCATTCACACTGTTATACACCGCCACAACCACCTGGGCAAGAGCCTCACCGAAAATCCGCCGCTCATCCCCCGGGTACAGCGGCCCGCTGACCCCGTTTTCCAGGTCTTCCAGTATCCTGTCCCTGACTGCCTTCGCCTCGGTATCTATGAATTTAAGCTCACTCATGACTCCCCGTCCTCTTTCCCTGCAATATCCACCTGTATGCTGAGCCCGCCGGAAAGGGCGGATTCCATAACAGCCGCTATATCCTTTACCCTGACGCGCGGCTCAAATGTTTTCAACACCCACTCTGCGTCGGCCGCGGCATCAGCAGAAATATCAGGCTGGTCTACCATAGCGCCGTTCCTCCCCCTTACGCGGTCATACGGCACCTCCCCCCGCACGATGCGCAGCAGGTTGGAGGCGCATACTGCAGGCATCCCGTTTCCATATGCTTTCATACCCGCCCTCCTACACAAGCGACACTTCACTCAGATATACCCAGCTGTTGATCCCGTCAGGGCTTCCAAGCAGCACCCTGTTCTGACTCTCTTTGATCTGGCTCACCTTATGGCTGCGCTGTTTTACCCATTCCGGGATCGTCTGTCCGGTTGCATATTTTGTCCCGATCGGTTTCACATAGTCACCCACCCTGACTGTCTTTTTCTCTGCTTCCTGCACAGCCGTGTTCGCGGTCTTCATCTGTTCTTTGGCCGTGGTGCCCGCCTTCACATCCAGCGCGGATGTATTCACCTCTGCACTGGATGTGTCAGGATCATATTCTTTGAATTCAAAAGAAAGGGCGGCTGTCCATATGCGTCCCATATCATCGGTCTTGATGCTTCCTACAGACACCTTCCTGAGCTGGAGCTGCGGTCCCAGCTGCCTGCCCCCCAGATAGAAATAATCCACTTTTGTGACAAGGTTTTTCCAGCTTTCAATCTCTTCCCATATATCTACGCCTGCCCCTGCATGGAGCACTGTAGTGAAACTGAGCGGGAAGAGCTCGGTGCCCCTCTCATTTGTGGTTTTCTTCTCCTCGATGGAGGTATTGTTGTCAGCCGCCTGCGAATATGAAAAACTCAGATCCTGAAGGGCAACTATTTTCTGCGGGCTTACCGTCCATGTCTTCGGACCCCATTTTGCCATCACTGCCATGCTGTCCCTCCTTTAATGCGGGCCGGTGGTTGTGCCGTGGACGCCTCCGTGTGTGTGGCCCTTAAGGCTTACGCCTGCGGCAGTGACATCCCCGTCCGGCACGGCGCCTGTTATAGTTCCTGCAGTCAGCCGCGGAAGGTATGCGCCCCACTCGCCGTCAGCCCGCCCCAGCAGAAGCCCGGTGGCATCATCAAATTCAGCGTATACCACAGCAACGCCTTTCTTTAAATTCCCCGTGTCCCCCCTCAGGTGCCACGGGACTGTGATGTCTGCGGTCGGCTTTGCGGCGGCGCCGCAAGGCACCACCCGTGCCGTGTTCCCTTCTATACTGGCGATCGTTCCCTTGTTGATCTGTCCCATCAGTATCCCTCCAGCAGATTTCTGAAATACAGTGTCGATTTGTTGCCTGCGAAATCATTCCGCACTTTATACACAAATACCGGGCCGTCCCATGCGCCTGCCTTGCCGGTCTTCAGGCGCAGGATGCTTGCGGCGGCGTATCCGGTCAGCAGTGCCTTGGAAAACTGGCCCGTGCGCCCATACTTATTTACGTTTCTCAAAAGCCCCCTGGCGAAACGGGCCGCCTCCGCATTACTGCTGGCCATAAGCACGGTGCGTCCGCCGGAAAGCGGAAGCCCGGGCACGCGCATCTGCGCCTCGGCAATACATTCTGCCCGGAGCACAGCCGCGTTCTCTGCGTCCGGCGCAGTGAATGAGCCGGAAAAGCTGCCCGCGGTTACTTCGCAGGATCCGAAGCACGCGCTCTGGTTGTCCTGGTAGGCAAAGTTCCCGTTTTCGTCCACCTCCAGAGTACCTGCGGCATCCTGCTGCTCAATATACTGCTCGCTGTATGCCAGGAGCTTTCCGTCATATATGAGCATCTGGCATCCCTCCAGCGTGCAGAGGCGGGAAAACAGTGCGAAGTCCGTCTCGTTTTCCTGCCTCAGGTACGGGTAAACCTGGTCCGCACAGCCATATTCCTGGAATGTGAGGCCGTGGTTTTCAGCGATCTCATTTCCCAGCTGCAGGAAACGGACGCCCGCCCAGCTTTTTGACTTCCTGACTATGCCGCTTTTCGGCATGGACATGGCACGGATCGTGAAAAACCCGTTTTCGGGCTTCATGGAGTACAGGAACATCTGCCCGGTATCGCCTGCCCCTTCCGTGAAGCGGATGACGTCGCCGTCTGACGGGTTCCATCTGCTCCAGGTGCCTTTTGTGTCATTGAAGCGAATCACAAGCGTATCGGCCTGCCTCTCTGCGTACATTTCATGGACACAGTAGTTCAGCGACACTTCATGATAAATGTCCACTCCATTATAATAGAGTTTCACAAACCGCTCCTTTCATCCCCGGCACCCCGCCGCCACGGCGGCAGTGTGTCCGGCGTCTCTGCATTTTCAACGACCGGAAGGCGGAGGGATACTCCTGCGTCGAAGACCAGCACGTCCGCATAATCCGGGTTAAACTCTATAATATAGTGTGCAAGCGTCTCTTCTCCGTACATTTCAAGTGCCAGTGCGTCGAAAGTGTCCCCCTCCCGCGTTGTGTATTCCTTGTAAGCCGTTACCCTACGCATATCCTGCCGCCTCCCGCATCTGGATAAATTCTTCCAGCCAGTCAAAAAACTCCGCCTCGTGTGCTTTGAGCTGTGCCATAAAATCGTTTCCCTGCTCCGCACTTTCTGCCTGGATCTGCGGACTCCATGTGAATCCGGAAAAGTCGTAATAAACTGCTGCTCCTCCGCTGTCAGCCAGACTGCCGAGCGAGAAATCGTCCAGCGCCAGCAGTTCCCCCGCCTTGCTGATGAGTCCTGCGTCTGACCCGTCTGTCATGCCGCCGGTGCTTCCAGTCTGCTGTCCGGCATCCTGCCATACTGCGGCGCTTTCGGAATGGTATGCCGCCTCAAAGGAAACCGCGGCCTCCATACCAGCTCCGTCTGCATCCGGCACATCCCCGGCATAGCTGTCAACGGTGTACATGGGAATATCCGGCAGGTTTATATCGGGCAGCTCCATCTCAAAACGGATGTCATCTGCCTCCGGTATCTGGTCCGGCATGTCAGTGCTGATACTGTCCAGGCCGCCGGAAGCTGCTGTATCGTCAATCACTCCAAGCATCCGCCCGGCTTCCTCCCACACTGCAACGTTGTCGGAATGGTATCTGGGATCAAAGGAAATGACTGCTTCCATTCCCGCCTCGCCCGCGATGGATACGCCGTCGGTAAAGCCGCCGGAGGCAAGAAGGGGAATTTCCGGTATGTCAAGCCCGAAATGGCTTCCTCCCACTAACGGCACCCAGTCTGGTATATCCACGCTGATCTTGTTCAGACCTCTGATCGCCCCGTTGATCAGCGCGATCACTGCATTGACCGGGGTCTTGACGAATGTAATGATCCCGCTCCAGATCCCGCTGAATATCTGCACGATCCCGTCCCACGCTTTTGTCCAGTCTGCCGTGAACACGCCTGTTATAAAGTCGATCAGTCCCTGGAAAACCGAGGCGATGCTTTCCACGACCGGCTGTACATATTCGATGGCGGCACCGAGCACGCCGACGAAAACCTCTGCCAGCACAGAAAGCACCGGTATGAGCACCTGCAGCACGTCGGAAATCATCAGCATGAGGAATTCAGCCAGCGGGGCAAGCGCATCCCTGATCAGGGAGATGACCGGCTCCAGCAGGGCGACGACGATATCCAGGATGGGTCCCAGCAGGGCAAGCACTTCGGACAGGAGCGGCAACACCGCCTGGACTGCTGCCATAATGACGGGCAGGATCTGCTTTATCAGTTCCATTATCACCGGCAGGACTGCGCCTGCCAGCTCTGCCAGGACAGGCAGAATTGTCTCCGCCGCCTGGATAAGGATGGATATGACTGTCCCTGCGGTATCCTGTATCAGCGGCATAAGCTCTTTGATCATCCTGCCGATTTCCCCGCCGATCTCCCCAAAGCTCTCCTTCAGCTCCTCCCAGATGCCTGTTACTTTGTCCCGGAAATCCTCATTCGTTTTCCATAAGTCAAGGAAGCCGGACACCAGGATCCCTATCACTGCCGCTGCCGCCATGACCGGGCCGGATATGCCTCCGACAGCTCCTATTATGCCTTTGACAGCTCCCTTAGCCAGGGACAGCTTCTTGGTGATGGAATCCCATTTGAGTGCGGCCAGTGCCGCGCCGATGCCCGCCAGCGCCGCACCAAGCTCCGGCAGGTGCCCCATCAGCCCCTCCACAGCTGGAATTACTGAATTTGTAACAAACTGTACTGCGGAACGGAGCGGCCCCTCCAGATGTTCATAGATTTTCAGCTGGAGTTCTTCCCATGCACTGTTCATCTGTGCAAGGTCGCCAGCAAGGTTGTCGTTCATCACTGCTGCCATCTGCTCCGCCGTGCCTGCGGAACTGTCCAGAACCGCCTGCAGTTCTTCCATGGTTATTCCCAGGGATTCAAAGACCTCCCTGGCATTCCCGTCCGCACTCACTTCTGTCAGACCGTCAATCAGCGATTCTGCGGACGAATCATATCCCCATGCCATTTCTACACAGAAATCAAAAGCTTCTGCAGATACTCCAGCTTCCTCGAATGCCTTCTTTACGGCATCCAGATCCATTCCAAGCTCCTCAGCCGCATCTGCAAAGCCTCCTGCTGATATCCCCGCACCGCACAGGCTCTGCTCATATCCGAAAATGGAGGTCATCCCCTCATTGAGAATCAGATTCATCCCCTTAATGGAGTCTGCCGTAAAAGTGGATGACAGGGCCGCTGCCCGCTCCGCGTCCCCCATTCCGCCTGCCGCCTTCTCCACATCAATCATGATGTCCGTCAGATCCCGGAAGTCCCCCTGGGCGTCAGCGACGGGAATCAGCGTTTCTCCGACAGTGATGGCATATGTCTGAAAGACGTCATTCAGGTCGCCGGTTATGGAGACCAGGCCGTTTTTCGCGTACAGGGCAAGCTCTTCCTGTTCAGTGGCCTTTGTCATTTTGGCCGTGATATCCCGCATAGTGGCGGCAAGGGCAGTTCCCGCCTCGCTGCCATGCAGGCCCTGGTTTGCCATGGCTTCCAGCATGGATGTCACCGTCTCCACATCCTGCCCCGCAGCGTTCAGGTTCGCAGCGCAGTTCTTGTACGCCTCGCCCAGTTCCTCTGCTGAGGTGTTGCTGTGGGACTGGGCATAGGCCAGGACATCGGCAAAGTACGCCGCCTCATCTGCCCCCATTTTGAATGCGCTCAGATAGTCCGTCACCATATCGGACGCCGCCCCCAGCTCCATGCCGGAGGCCGCCGCCAGGTTGAGGACGCCGCCCAGGGCGCTGGTGGACTGCTCCACATCCCACCCCGCAAGGGCCATATATTTCAGGGCCTCCGCGGCTTCCGATGCCGAGAAGGTCGTTGTTGCGCCGTACTCCCTGGCACACGCCTCCAGGGTTTCCAGCTCCTCTCCCGTTGCGCCCGATATGGCCTGCACTTCCGACATGGTGCTGGTAAAATTCATGCCCAGCTCCACCACATTCCCCGCAAAGTCCTTAATCCCGTCTGCCGCCGCCTGCAATGCCTCCGATGCCAGGTCTGAAAGCACGCCTTTTAATACCGTGAACCCTTCCTCCGCATGCCTGGCGGAATCATCAGCCTCGTCCAGCGCCCCGCCCAGCCGGTCCGCCGCCCGCTCCGCATCGTCAAGCCTCTGCCGGTTTTCATTCAGCTCGCCTGACAGCTGGCTGATCTGGCGGGCAAGCTCCCTGGACTCCCTGGAGCCCTCCCCCTGTTCCAGCACAAGCCTGGCATATTCCCGCTGGAGCGCTTCCAGTTCATCCTCCTGCCTGCTTATGGTCCTCTGCAGGGACTCATATGCGTCGGAGGTATCATCCTGCGCATCGGCCAGGTCCCTGGCGGCGCGTTCCGCATCTTCCAGCGTATCCCTGTTCTCGTCAAGCTCCCGGCTCAGCCTCTGGATCTGTTCCGCAAGAGCACGGGCCTCCTCCGTGCTTTCTTCCCCGCTCACGATGAAATCCGCATAGCCCCGCTCCAGGTTTTCCAGCACCGTCTCTTCGGTGCTGATCTCAGCGGCCAGCCGTTCCGCGGCACCTGCTGCCTCCAGCGTTTCCTCGCTCATCTGCTCCAGCTGGCTTACCGCATTCCTGATCGCCTGCTGCAGTGACGGGCTCAGGACCCCGGATATTTCAACTGAAGTTTCAAGCGTTCTCGCCATATGCCTATCTCCTCCTGCGCCTTAATCCCGCCCTGCGCCTTAATCCCGCCCTGCCGGACGGCATCCTGATTTTCTGCTCTGCACGTTTCCGTTCCTCAGCCAGATCCTCAGCCGCCTCGGCATACTCGAGAATGAAAGCTATTACCGGCTTTCTTTCGAGGTCTGAGGTGCTTGTGTGGTAGATTCTTGCGTAATCCCTGTATGCCCGCCGGAGCCGCTTTCCGGTGAAGCCTTGTCCGACGCGAGCATAAAATTTCGGCCGATCTTCATGACCTCCACCACATCCTGCCCCTTGATCCGTTCCAGATCCGAAAAATCATACTTGGGATTTACCGCGATAACGGCAGCATACCCAAGGTAAAGATGGAGACCGAAGTCAAACTCAGCCGCCGCCGAGATGGACACGTTTTTCATGCCTGCCGCCGCTTTCTTTTTCGCCTCTGCGGCGGCAAAGAGGGTGCCGTTGATTTCATTGATATCGTAGTTCATTTCGGTGACGGTCTCGCCGTTGATCTGAACCGGGTTTTTCAGTGTCAAAATACCGTCCTTTTTCTTATCTGTCTTTTCCATTGTTCTGCTCCTTTCTACAGAAAGAATCCGTCGGCTGTCCGGCTGACAGCATCTGTCCCATGTGGTCACAAAAGATTGTCAATGCTCTGGTAGTAATCCTTTCCATTGACACGGAGGATCTGGCTCAGCCTGTCAACGCATAAAATCTCAACTCCGCCCATGTAGATCTGCAGGCGGGTGATGTTGTAGGTCATTTCGGCCTCCGTCGCGCTTCCCACCTCCACGCCGATCTCCGGGATATCGCCCGGCAGTGTCCGCACGAATGCCTTGCATCCCTCTGACGACTGGGTTCCGTCCGAGCTGATGACGCTCTGCACCCACCTGAATTCCAGGTTCTGCTTTTCAAGGCGATTCAGTCGGCTGAGCCCGTTGTCCACTCCGATCTTTGTGATGGTGAGGGCCATGTTCTTCATCAGCCCAATCAGCGGCACAGTCATTGTGCCCATTGCCTGCACATCTGCGGTCATGAATTCAATGCCGGGCAGTTTGAAGGCAGTATCTTTTGCCACCAGCACATTGTCAGAATAAACAGTGTCGGCCACTACAGGGCCCTTAATATCCAGCCATTTTCCCATTCCTGCATCCCTCCTTATTCACTCTCAAAAAACGCCTTGAAGCCTTCATCCGTGTACCGCACGCGGGCTGTCGCGGATTTCAGCGGGGGCGTATTGGTGACAGTGAAGTCCCACACAAAGTCGCCGCCCATCATCCGGCTGTCCGGGTTGGCACTCTCCAGGAATTCCACTGCCGGAGAGCCGATCAGAGCGCCTATCCCGCGGAGGTTGTCGAGCCTGCGCTTCTCGTCATTCAGGATCGTGTCCCTGTCCGTCGGGGTCAGCGGGTCGTCAATCTTAGTGCCGTGGTCGATCTGGAACTGGTTGGTGATGTACATGAGCATGCGCAGGTTTACGTCAAAGACTGCGCGGGCATCCATGTTCCCGGTAATGCTGTCTTCGTATTTGTACGCGGCAGTATGCGGGCCCCAGAGCACCCACCGGCCTCCCCAGAAGCATGCCGTCGTGATCCCGTTCTCGTTCAGTGTGTTCGCCTTCTGCTGGTCAAAGCCCTTATTCTTTGAATCTTCTCCAAAATACTGCCCCGCCGCCATGACTGCCTTGTTGGAAGGCGATTCAAACGGGATGCCGTCGTGGCCCAGGTCGACGCGCAGCATGGTGGCGGACCCCACAGTGGACAGATGGAACACGCGCCCTGTGCCGTCCTTGACTTTGGGCCAGTACACCTTGCTCCGTTCACTGGTATAGCTGTTTTTTTCCGCCCAGTTCACTGCTTTTTCTATGGTATCGACAGGGTTCCCTTCCCCATCCTCCAGCGGGATGTCGGCATTGACGAAACCGTCCCAGTGCCCGTTCAGCTTCTGGACAGTTTCCAGCATCGCGCGGTAGATTTCCGGAATATGGCTCCAGCCCGGCGCCGCCAGGATATCCAGCACCGCATTGCAGTACTGGTACAGCAGGCTCATGGCACAGAGCCCCGTGTACCCGCCGTCCTCCGTTTCTTTCCCCAGGATATCAGCTGACCCCACCATGGACGCATCCACCGTGTGGTAAGTGCAGGTGACTGTTTCCCCTCCCGGGGGCTTGAGGAACTGCACGACGGCGGCCCCTTTTGAAAAGTTGTAGCTCAGGGCATAATCAACCCCTTCTGCCATGTCCGCGATCGCGAAAGTGTCAAGGATGATCTCTGCACCCCCGATCTCAGCCCGGTTATTTTTGACAGCCAGTGTCCTGGTGACAGCCTCCTGGTTCCTGTGGATGTCCGGATCCAGCACGTTCACGATATAGACCGGGCCTGTATTGCCTTCTGTATTGTCAAAGTGTTCCGCGAAAACTTCGCAGAGCGTGAAATCCTTCCAGCCGGTCTTTGCATATCCGGCTTTTTTCTGCACATCCCCCATCCCGGCAATCTTAAGCGGCATATTGATGAGTCCGCTTTCGGCGTACCCCCGGATGAGGTTCACCGGCGCAGTGCCGATGTAGGCACAGACCACGCTCCCCTGGCGGACTTCCGCCACCCTGCTGTCGCCGATCTCGCCGTATGAGCCGTGTAAATATGGCATGATATAAGCCTCCTTTTTTTACAGAAATTCTTCGTATTGTTCCGGTACTGCGGCAGTGATGCCGGACTCCAGCGTGAAACTGATCCAGTTATGCCAGTACGGGTAATAGTCCCATATGTTGCCTTCCTCGGTGAACAGGCCGTATTTGATCCCGGATTCTTTCACAAGACGGTGCCCTGCAATAAACTCTGTGCCCTCAATTGCCCTCAGCACGGCATCGGCAAAGTTGAACGCATCCCTCCAGCCTTCCATGCCGCGGATGTAGGTTTCAGCCTCCTCCCCTGCCAGGCGGCAGTAGGAACGGCCTGCCGCCGCCTGGATGTCCTTTTTTCCGTAGAACACCTCGCCCCCGTGTACGCCTGGATTCCAGCAGGACAGGCAGAGCCGTATCTGGAGCCAGCGCCTGCCTGTCAGCAGATCGTCACTGCCCTCCATGAGCTGTACACACACCGAAGGGATCGGCGCAGGCACTGAAGGCGGAAGCAGGTCTTTCCCAGGCACATAAAGCGGAAAGGCCGCCGGATGTACATACTCTACATGGTACTCTGCACTGTTCCTGCCGTCATCCGGCAGTTTCAAGCTGATCTGCCTGCATACACTCCTGTCCAGCCAGGCCGTAACCTCGTCAATAGAATTGATCAGTGTCACGCTGTATCCTCCTATCTTCTCCTGTTCTGGCACAGGGCTATTTCTATGATCCCCATATCCCTGCCCGATTCTGCCACGAGCATTTCCCTGCCGTCCACGTTCAGCAGGCTGCCCGGTTCCAGTTCTGCCGGGAAATCCGTCTCTTTCCCCATGACCAGCATATCCGCCTCCACGAGCCCGAAGACCTGCCCTTTTTTAAGCTTGTCCAGCCGGTCATTATCCACCAGGACAGGAACTTTCCTGCCCTCGATGCTGTGGATCTCTGCAAGTTCCTCCAGGTTCAGGAAGATGTTGTCAATATCCTCCATCAGCTGCTCCTTAAAGCCCATCAGCCTGCTCCTTTCCTGCATCCTTCCCCGCACCGTCCGCGGCCCTGTCTTCTGCCGCCCTGCGGCTCCCGGCTGTCTTTATGTTCTTATGTTTTTCTGCCCGTGCGGGCGGCTCCGCCTGCACGGCTGCGCCCGCCGCCACCAGTTCAGCCTCCCTGGCTTCCCCGATGGAAAACGGGCCGGAATCCTTTGTCATGGCCCTCACGCGCCCTCCCTCCACAAGTCCGTAGGTTCCTTTCACCATTCTGATCATCTTCCAAGCCTCCTGTCCTTCCTGCCGCCCTACTCAGGGTCGGCCGGCCCCAGCTCCGGGGGCGCGTCGTCCTCCTCATCCCTGCCGCCTTCCGTAACCTCTGCAGCTGTGATTGCGGCGATATAATCCTCCTTTTTCCTGCCTTCCGGTTTTGCGCCCACGTCATCCGCAAGCCTCCGGAGGTCGTTATAGTCCCATTTCCACAGGTCTTCCGCGGAGAGGCGTCCGGTCCGGGCGTCCTGATTTTCTTCCGGATCCTGGCCGCCGTCCGTCCCGGCCTTGTCCTGTGCGGCCCCGCCCGGCTCCTCCTTGTCCACATAGGCAGCCACCCCCAGGCTGACCAGGCGCTCTGCCTGCCCGGCACTGCACAGGAAGGGGCCGTCCCCGGCTGTCTTCAGCGCGTACCGCGCGTTTCCGTTCCCGTCCGTGTATTCAATGCCGCATCCGCCGCACGTCACTCTGATTTTTACCATGCTCTGCTCCTTTCTCCGCCAGCCCGCTCACAGTATTTTGGCGGTGATAAACGGGTTCTCATTGTTCGGCATGCACAGGGGCGCGGAGGTTAAAGTCAGCTCCCGGACATTGTGCTTGGCATCGCTGAAATACTTAGGCACATCCACACCGGTGTAGGTGTGGAATTCGCCGTCGGACTGCTCCACCTGGGTGACCGCGCCGTACACGGTCCGCCCTGCCCCCGGCGCGCCCGCCGCGATCATCCCCGCGGGGATGAATGGATGTACAGTATTGTCTATCTCAGTATAGTTATCCTCGTAGCTCAAAAAGTCGATCATGCGTCCCTTGATATTAAGGCGGGCAATTTTTACTGCGCCGGACGGAAGGAGGGCAGGATCCACGCCGCCGATCTGGTAATTTCTGTTATCCAGCAGGCGCAGGATCCATTCGTTCGCAAGCATCACGTCCGCCACGTCCGGCGCAACCAGCACCTCTGAGAAGGGAAGCCCGCGGGATGTGAGCATATAGCCCATGGATGCCACGTCCGCAAGGAAACGCTTTCCCGCCTCCTCCGTAGTGTCCAGAGCCTTTGCCGGGGTATATACTGCCGGATTCTTCTCTCCTTCGTAATAGCGTACCTCTTTCTCCTCGAAATTGTGCAGGTCATCCACGTATTCGTCCATGATACAGCCGTTGGTGAAAATCACCTGGGACGCCATTGCCTCCTTCCGGCGCAGGTTCATGGCGCGGAGCTCGTCCAGGTCGCCCAGCATGATGACGCCCTGCCTCTGCTCCGGGGTCAGCGTGGTGTAAAGAGCCTCCCCGAAGCCGCGCTTTTTCAGGTCGTCAATGGTGAGTGTGCGCTTCGGCGCGATATAGGAAGGGGTGAAGCGCTTCATGGTGTAGCCGTCCCGCAGGATGGTGATGCCTCCCTTCCTGGGGGCAACGAAAGGTGCCGCTTTCTTATGCCCCTTCCTGTATTCCACCAGCACATCGTCTGTGGCGAAAATGTCAGCCGCAGTGTTCGTGGGGAAATACCGGTCCAGCAGGAAGCTGTGAAGGGGCGGGAGCTGCTGCACGGAGGCGAGCAGGTGGTGTGTATCATAATAATTGAATGACATTTGTCTGTCCTCCTTTCAGATTTCCACGGCGTCGGAGAGCAGGATCCCCGCAGTGCGGAGCGCCTCCCTTTCTGCCGCCGTGATTTCGTGCCCGTCAGCCGCAGCCAGCCGCTGTGTGTTGAAATGTCCGGTGCGGTAAGCTGTTCCCGGCACCGTCCCGGAAGCCTCCTCCCCGGTGTCTGCCTGTTCTGCGAGCACAGCGTTGGCATTTCCAAGAGCCTCCGCAGTCAGTATCCCGATGGTTCCGGTGACGCCCCCTGAATACAGCAGGGTGCCCCGCTCCAGGAGCCCCTGCCCCGCTTTCAGCTGTACGCGGAACACATCCGCAGGCGGATACGTTCCGGCAATCAGGTTGTCGAAACCCACGCCTCCCAGGTTCTCATCAAGCCTTCTGCCCATGATTCCATCCTCCTCTGCTCTGTGTATATGCGTCCACTACCGCCCGGATGTCCGCCGCGTCCTGCTCCGCCCGGCCGGCAGGCGTGCCGCCGTCTGGTGCCGCGCCCACGCTGCCTGTGCCGGATGCCGCGGCATCTGCGGCATAGTCCGCCAGAAATTTCCTGCCTGCCTCTGCGCTCTGCTGCATGACGCGGAAGCACAGCTCCTGGGCAGTGCAGGGATGCTCCCCGTATTTTGCGTCATGGACCATCTGCTGATCCGGGACGGAAGCCGCGATGGAATCAATCTCCGCGAGGCGTTTCCGCTCAGCCTCTGCCGCTCCGGTGCCTGCCTGTGCCTTTGCCGCATCCGCCGCGGCCTGTTCAATCCGGCTCACCAGCTCAGGCTCCCGGGCTTTCAGTTCTTCCAGTGTCATATGGTTTTTACCTCCTTCTGGTTCTGCCGCAGGCCCTACATGCCTTATATCCGCTGCCTGCCCTGCGGCTGGTCTGGTGCTTTTCCGGACCGGAATGGTCCCCGGTATATTGCGCATCCCCTCCACGCTGTGCCCTATCCCGTTGACATAGAGCACCTTCCGGTCGCGGCTCATGCTCATGTCCGGGCCGTCCCCATCCTCCAGCACGCTGTCCGCGAAGCCCTTCTCCAGGGCCTCCCGCCCGGTCATCCATGTCTCCTTCGCCATCATGCCGCGCAGGGTGTCCGCCGGGATCCCGGTCTTGGCATTATAGATTTCCGCCACGGCCCGCTCGCTGGCATCCATGCCCTTCATAAGCTGTTTCATGTCCTGGATGTTCAGGCTGTCCCAGAGATACACGCTGACGCCGTGGATCATGACAAGGGAGCCCGGGTATACGGCCACGGTGCTGCCTGCGCACATAATCACGCTGGCGGCGCTGGCCGCGATCCCTTCCACGACAACCTTCACCTCGCCGTCCAGGGCCTTCAGTGCGTTATGGATTGCGATGCCGGTATACAGATCCCCGCCGCAGCTGTTCAGCCTGACGGTGATGTGCCCCCTGTCCCTGACAGCCGCCAGGTCCTCCATGAAGCCTTCCGGCGTGATATAGAAGCCTGGCTCAGGTTCGCCCGTCCACCAGTCTGTGGGATGTCTGCTCATGATGTCTCCGTAAAGTGTAATCTCAGCCTCGTCCTCTCCCACATCTGCCATGTTCCAGAATTTTACCGCAGCAGCGGCTGGTGCCTGGGCCGGTACCGGCCCCATGCACATTTTACTGATCTGTCTCATCTGCCTGCCCTCCTTGTACACATTGTCTGATCTGTTCCGCAATGATCATCCTGCGGAGCGCCTCAGCGCCCCGCCTGCGGGCGGTTTCCGGGTTATGGGGGTTATTGTCCCCCAGAGTCTGGCTCCCGCCCTCCTGCGTCTCTCCTGTGCTTTCCTGCGCGTCAGCCGGATCCCCGCCCTGGTGGGGATCCGGTGCCTGCCCTCCCAGCTTCTCCCCCTCCCTCCGCAGCTGTTCCACGTTGGCATCCCACTGCCCGCCGTTGAGCCGGATCGTGCTCTGCTCGTGTGTGGAGAAGCCTTCGCTGCATGCCAGAATCTCTGCCGTGATCTCCTTCACCGGGTCGAGCTGCCCCTGGGACGGGCCGAGCCACTCGCTACCCAGGTATGCGGCGCGGATTACGGGGTCATTAAAAAATCCCGGCGCGGAAATGCGCCCTCTGGCCGCTGCCTCGCTCATCCAGATTTCATAGCAGGGACGGCAGAAATCGTCAGCCAGCCACTCCCGGCGCATTTTGAAGGCTTTCCACGCCTCCAGCAGGGCAGCCCGGCTTGCGCTGTAGGAGCTGTTGAACTGCTTCAGGAGCAGGTCTGCCGGGACTTCCAGGGCCGCGCCCACCTGGGCGCTGACCGCCGCCGCAAACTTGTCGAAGCTTCCGTTGGGGTGCGTGGGATTTGCGAATACCACATCCTCTCCGGAGTCCATGATGTTGATCTGCCCCGGTCCCATGCTGTACTCATTTGGATCCTTCCGGCCGTAAGGCATGTCGGGATCCGTCTGGCCGAATGGGTTCTCGTCCGCAGGGGCCTGGGTCTTGATGAAAGCAGTGTAAAACGACTCCACCACTGCTGCCATGAGCTCGGACTCCGTATAGCGCCTCAGCTGGAGCAGCGGCTCCACCACCTGCGCCAGGTAGCTCACGCCCCGGTACTGGTCCGGGCGCTCCGTATCCATGACGTGGAGCACGTTCGGAAGCCCCGTGTGCTCCTGGTACGCCGGGATGCGGACCCACTCTGTCCTGGAGGGCGCACCCAGCTCGAAAGGGTATGTGCTCCGGATGTGGTAGGCCGCCGCCATGCCGTTTTTATCCACCTCCACGCCGTCGTAGATGGTATTCCCGTTGTCCGGGTTCCTCCCGGTGGTGTACAGCATGGATATGCCCGGCCCTTCCCCGGAGGGCGTCGCAACACGGTCTGCTTCCACCAGGTGCACCCGCAGGGAGTATGGGAGCATCCGGGTGGTGCCGTACTGCTTGATAATGCCTATGCAGTCCCCTGAGAGCAGCCACGATATGAGTGCAAGCTGCTGGAGCCCGTAGAAATTATTCATGCCTGTGGCATCGCAGGCTCTTTTGTCGGACGCCCAGAGGGAGAACTCCCGCTCTGTGTCCTTCTGCCACTTCTCCGCCTGCTCCGGCGAAAGCCCCAGCACCTCCCGGTCAATCCGGCTCTTCAGGCGCAGTCCCACGCCCACCACGTTTGTGCGGTTGGTCTTGACCGCGGAGGTGGCGGCGGGTGCTGCCATGTAAAGCATGCGGGCCCTCTGCCGCATGGTGAAATTGTTGAAATCTATGTCCTCATGGGCGGAGCCGCTGGGAGCGTCAAAGCCCTTCACGGCCCTCCTTTTCCAGCTGGCCCCCGCCTCTCCGTAGCCCTTGTTGTGCGGGCGCACGCCGTCCGGCAGGTACATTCCTGTTCTCTTGTCGTACCTGATTTTCCACGCCTCCCTTCCTGTAAGCTTCCCTCTTATTCCAGTTTTGTCTCTTCACTTCAGCACCCCGCCCGCTACCAGTCGCGGGGAACCACACCCAGCGTCCGGCGGGGGCTCCTGCCCTCCAGCTCTGCCTCCAGCTCCCTGATGCGCTTCTTCAGCCTCTCAATCTCAGCCTGGATGGCGGCAAGCGGCGTCTCGTGCCTGTGGAGGCTCCTGGAGCCGAATGTATAAATCTGGACACCTTTTCCCAGCATCTCCTCTTCCCTTGCCAGGTACAGCTCCAGCCGGGTGCGCGTCCTCTCCAGCTCCGCGCGCACCGCTTCCTTTGTCCTGTGTCCTGCCATATGCCTGCCTCCTCCTACCAGTCATTAAAGATATCTTCCGCCCGGCTCCGGCGCTGCCGCGGCGGCGTGGCTTTCTTCGGCGTGTTTCCTGCCATGAGGTTTTTCAGCCTCTTTTCCACTGCCGCCATATCAGGGTTTAAAATCCTGAAGCCGCCCAGGGCATAGTTGCGGCAGTCCAGGGCCTCGTTCCTCTCATGGCCCGGAAGCTTCACCCATGCCCACCTGCTGCCCCGCTTTGTCTGGACAAGCTCCAGCTTCTCGGACAGCAGGCAGCTGAAATAATATGCGTCGTACCCATAGGACTCCCCCAGCGGGAAATGGCAGTATTTCGGCCCGGCCTCCTGCACCCGGACGCTTGACATAATAAGCTCTTTCCCGGCATCCACACCCAGAATGTAGAGCCAGCACCTGCCGATTGTCTGCCCGTTTATGATGATCTTGACCTGTGAAGGAGGCGCGACGAACGGGATCCCCTCCCCGTTTCCTCCCTTGATGGCAAAGACGCGCCTGTTCTTCCTCTCCCGGCAGCGCAGGTACACCTGCTGCGTGTAGTGGCCGCCGATGTCCACACAGGTGATTGAGATCCGCAGGCCCCGCTGGCTGTCCTTGAAACGGTAAACATGCTCTGTCACGTCATCCAGCCGCTCCCACACCTCGTCAGTGTCCGGCTTCCCCATGATGAAGCCTTTTTTTATGCCCCAGGTCTCGCCGTAATGGCCGTGGCCCACAACTTCATACTCCAGGCGGTTGTCCTGTGTGTCCACCCCGCAGGTGAGGACCAGGACGCCCTCCGGCACTTCCACCGGGGAGCCGTCGGCATTTGTACCGTAGTCTTCCCGGCGGGCCATCATGACTTCCTCGTCCGGCATATCCCCGCGGTCCTCCCAGAGCTGGCCCAGCAGGGTGTTGTAGACGACTTTTAACTGCTGTGGATCATCCAGCGCCTGCAAGAACCTGAGGCATATTTTTTCCCATGGAGTCCAGGGGGACGAGAAGGCGTTCAGCCAGAAGGAGCGCACGCCCGTGCCGTATGCCTCCGGGTTCTCTGCGATCCACTTCGCAGGCTGCCGCCGCATGGCCTCCTCGGTACTGATACATCCGCAGTGCGGACAGGCCCATGTGACCGGGCCGGTTATCTTATAGATTTTCTTCCCCCGGATCCTTTTATGGGTGTGTTCAAAGTGGATCCGCTCGAATATGATCTCGCCATACTCCCCGCACTCAGGGCACTGGTGGCACCAGCGCTCCTGTGTGCCCTTCTCGAAGCTGTCCGCGATATTGGACGCGCCTTTGATGGTTGGCGTCGATACTTCGACGGCTTTCGCGTTGTAGAACGTGGCCTGCCTGGCCTCGGCCAGCGCCCATGGATCCCCCTCAGTCCCGGCGCTTACGGCCCAGCGGTCGCGCTCGTCGCCTATGATGTAGCGGGCCGGAGTGGAGGCAAGGGCCGAGGCACTGTTGGATCCGGTGATGGTCAGCATGCCGCCCGGGAATGACTTCTGAAGAATCGTGTTCCCGGAGTCCCTCGTTTTTACGTCAGAGACTTTGGCTTTCAGCACCCTGCTGTCCCGTATCATGGGAGCGATGCGCAGCCGGGAGAACTTGCGGGCATCTTCAAGAGAAGGCTGTACATAGAGAATGGAGCCCGGATCCTGGTCTATGATGTAGCCGATTATGTTCAGCTCCAGCTCAGACTTTCCCACCTGGGAAGCCGCCACCATGACGATTTTTTTCACCTTCGGATCCGTGAAGGCTTCCATAGGCTCCCGGAGGTAGGGTGTGCGCGTTGTGCGCCACGGACCTGCCTCTGCGGAGGTTTCCGGCGACAGGCGGCGGTGCCTGTCGGCCCATTCCGCCACCGTCAGATCCTCCGGCGGTTTGAAGTTCCGGACAGCCGGGGCTATGGCCGCGTTCAGTTTCCGTGCGGCTCTTTCAGATGTCTGCTTCATCCCCGGGTTCCCCGCTCCAGCCTTCCCGTTCCCTCACCCGCCGCCTGTATGCTTCGGGATCGTATTGATAGCCCGCGAGTTCATTCAGGATTTTGCAGCACTCTGCGCGGATCAGCGCCGAAGCTTCTGCCGCGTCGGCTGCCTGCACAGCGTCCATGGCAAGACGGCCCGGCAGGGCCATGACCATGCTGCGGATGGTGTACACGAGGTCGTTCGTCATGGCCTCCACGTCCTCGCTCCGGTGCATCTTCCCCTCCAGCTCCCCCAGCTGCATTTCTGCGATCCTGGCTTTGCTCTGTTTGAGGTCAGCCTCTGCCCGCAGCTTGTCGGCTTCTGCTTCTGCCTTGTCTGCGGTCTTGGCTTCCCTGCCGCTGGCCTTTTCCCTCAGGTGCTTTATGTATGCCTTGATCGTCGGAACCAGGTCGAACTTGTACGGACGGGTGGACGCCGCGGGGATCACGCCGGACTTTGCGAGCTGCTGCACCCGGCGCTCGTCGAGGCCGAAAAGTTCAGCGACTGCTGCCGTCGTCTGCAGATTTTGTTTCGGTGTGTCTGCCATGGCACATCATCTCCTTTCCGGTGTCCAGACGAAACGAAACGGCCTAAAAAAATTTTTTGGAGTCTGCGTGAGTTTTGGGCTCGCGAGAACCGCAGGGCTTTCGGGGCTTCCACAGTACCTTTGGGAGTTCCCGGCGCTTTTCCGGCCTGTTTTCCTCCTGCGCCTGTGCCTTCCCGTGTCTACTTCATGGCCTGCTGTATGTGGTGCTCGAAGCGTTTTTCCAGGTTCGTGCTGATCAGTTCATCAATCGTCTCCTGCGCCCTGCCGCTTATCATCTGTGGTACTGACAGGGTGCGGACAGCTTCGATCGGTGTGCGCCCTTCTCCCGTCCGCTGGAAGGGGAGATAGACCCCGCCTCTCCCTTCCGCAATGAATGTACCCTGCTCCATGGAGGCACGGCCTCCTTTGAGTATAGCCGCTTTGACAGTGTACTTCTTAGGCGGCTTCATCATAGCTACAGGTGATCCCTTGGCAGTCGCTACTGCCTGACCGGGCACTCTGATCTGCCTGGCCTGCTGCCCGGCCTGCCTTGTCTTGGGCGACATATTGAAATGCACAGGTGTCAGCGTCCTGCCCCTGTATTCCAGCGAAACTCCGTCAACGCTGATTCCGGATACTCCTGTCCGGGCGGCTCCCCTCTTTATCCTGGGTCCCGCTTTCTTTATTGCTGCCGTATCCACTCCGTAGTGCTTCCTGATTCCTTTGCTTACCCACGCCGGAGCTCTGGAGGCAAAGTCCGACACAGTCCTCTCCACCGCCGTTCTGCCGCCGTCCTCCAGTTTCTTCAGCTTCTTTGCAAGCCTGTCTCCATTCCGCATTGTCACGGAGATCGTGCCGCCTGTACGCCTCCTCCGCCCGGTATAAAACAGATCATCCATTCCTGCTGCCTCCTCCGGACACGAAAAGAGACAGCCCTTCCTGTGGACTGCCTCTTCCCTTTCCGCTTCCCGATGATACCATAATAGCACATCTTTTACTGAACTTCTATGAACTCTTTTGGAAGTTTTAAATCTGTAATAGCCTTCTCGTGAAGTTTTATTACCCATCTTTCCGAATATCTCATCTTTTCCGCGATCTCCCACCAGTCCAGCCCCCTTATGTAGCGGTAGAATAATACATCTTTTTCATTTTCACTTACAAGTTTTTTAATCTGCCCTGCTATGGATTTATATGCCAGGATCCTCTGGTGCCTTTCTTCCAGCAGTTTCCTTTCCAGCCTGTCCAGCTCCGATACGTAATCTGACAGGTCGCTTTTTGTGCTGCCATGGGGCATCCCGTCAATACTTACCGCAGTCATCTCTTTCATGCTCCGCAGTTCCGCAAGTTCTTCCTCGATCCTGCTTATCCTCCTGACATGCCCCTGGTATCCTTTCAGGTATTTCTTTTTCTTTTCATTCTCATTTTCCTCTGCCACAATAATCACCCCCTGCCAGAGACCTGCATTCATCCTGTCCTGCTGTCATCCTCTGCCTGCTGTTCCGCATTCCCCTCAAAGCTTCGGGTTATTTTCTGCGATTTCTCCCTTGCCTCTTCATAGTCATTATGCAGGCGGCACACTCTGCATCCGTATTCATATGGGCAAACAGCCCCTATAATACTGCAGTGCTCCATGTCACCTATACTTTTCATGTACTCCCTTTCCCTTCTACTGCATCCAGGCAGGTGCTCCAGCCCTTGTTCTCCGGAACCGGCACATATATGGCCTGCGCATATTCTCCCATATAGTACATTTGCTTCGTCAGCTCCGCTTTCCGCTCCGGCATCGGTACCAGAGGGCACCAGTCCGGCTTCCGGCTCTGATTTGCATTACGTTTTCCGCACCCCCTGCATATATTCCCATCCCACAGTCTGCCTGACGTATCTTCCACGTCAATCTCCAATGGGCATTCCGTACAGCTTTCATTCTGCGCCTCCTTCCAAAAAATTCAGTTTTCCTCCTAGTGTTCATAGTTTTTTAATACGGCTTCGGCTTCTTCTCTTGTGAGGAAAACCGTTTTCCCAAAACTGTCCAAATGCCGATACCCAAATCTTTCTACAAATATTCTTCCTATGTAATCAGTGTAGCAATTTCCAACCCAGGTATATCCACCACATCTCTCGCAACTTTGTGCCTCACATTTTCTCACCCGATACACCGTATCTCCCATCGCACAAGGCAGTTTCAGCAGTTTCCCCTGCTCCTCTAAATCCTTATATATGTTAAACTCTTCCAACGCATCAAGCGGCTTTCCACAAATATCAATGCAATTTACTATACATCCGCTCCAATCTCTGCAATTCTTACATTCATCAAATTTCAATCTCTCCATATTCCTTTCCCTCCGCAGTCCTCCTGAATCCCATTTACCAGCATTAATATCCATTCATCCGGTATTCCTCTTTCTTCCCCCCTGCGGAATCATATCAAACCATTTCTTTTTGATTGGCAGTGTAAACATGTTTTCCTCCTAGTGTTCAAAGTTTTTCAATGCGGCTTCGGCTTCTTCTCTGGTAAGGAAAAACCGCTTTCCAAGTTCTGAAATCTGAAACTGCATCATATGCCCGGCCCCAATTTCCACGTTTACGAAACTTCCTGCACTGCTGATTCCGATAAATACGACTTCTGCGGCATATGGCCTTCCGCTTTTCCTGAAATGCCACCCCTTCGTTGAATGGTTCGTATATACCGTATCCCCCACCGCACAGGGCAGTTTCAGCAGTTTCCCTTGTTCCTCTAAATCCTCGTAATGTTTCAATCTTTGTTCACAATTTGCAAGCTTTTCCGCTATATTATCAAGTGCTTCCCACTCTTCGTTTTTCGCTAACTCTCGTATTGTAAATCCAACATCCTCTGGAAAACCTGCTGGATTGTCAAATATAACCTGTCCATCCTCATCTACAAAAGTCAATCTCTCCATATTCCTTTCCCTCCGCAGTCCTCCTGGCTCCCATTTTCCAGCATCAATATCCATTCATCCACCGACACCTGTTTTTCCCTGTGGGATTCCTCGACTTCCGACCGCACCCTGCCGATTATTTTCGCCAGCAGGTTCATGCCGCATCTTATTCCCTCATCCGGACGCTTCTGGTACTGTCTGACCAGTGCCGTCCAGGCATTATGAATACTTTCTACCACTTCCATGTCTTTCATATTTCTCCCGTCCTCCTTTCAATTTCCGCGATCGCGGCGAATACCGGGTAGAACTGCCGGGGGACGACCGCATTCCCCAGCGCCTTGATCCGGTCTGCCCTGTGCGGCACCCCGTCTGCCGTCCGGGGTATGTCCGGCTCTATATCCCAGTATCCGTCCACCCAGCCGGGAATCCCATCAGCCATTCCACCCACTCCGGGTTCAGCTGTCTGGATGCCTCCCTGTCCTGGAGCGCGGCGGCCTGGTCGTTCAGGTTCCTGCTCCTCCCCGGATCCTGCCACCTTTCCGCCTGCCCCGTCCTGTAATCTCTTGCCTGCGGTGTCGCGTACATCTGTCTCATTACGCTCCCCACAAGGGAATCCCTCTCGATCTGGCTCTCCGGAAGCGTGCTGTTCGTCGCATCCTGTGCCGTGAGCGTCGGCCACAATGCCGCCGATACCGGATCTGCCTGTTCCCGCAGGGTTGCAGGGCGTTTCCGTCCCTTCCTGGCCCCTGCCGCCTGCCGCGCCAGCGCCTCCGGGGAGCGCGGCTTCGTACAGTCCCTGGCCGTCGGCGTGGCCCACGACTGCCACACGGTACCGTCTGTGTCTGGCTCCGACAGCGCAAGCTGGTATAAGAAATGCCCTTGTCCGATATCCACAGGCTTCCAGCTCAGATAATATGCTTGGGAGCTCCATGCGGACGATCCCAGCAACATTTTCTCCAACGACCCAAGAAGGCCGCAGTTCTTTGACAACCCTAGCCATTTCAGGCCAGAGGAAGCGGTCATCCTCCCGGCCTCTGCGCTTCCCGGCAGTGGAAAAAGGCTGGCAGGGGAATCCCCCTGAAATAACGTCAATTGTCCTTCTGCCTGTCTTTTCATAAAAGCTCTCCTTTGTCAGCGTCCTTATGTCTTTCCACCTGGGCACATCCGGCCAGTGCTTTTCCAGCACCTGTGACGGATATTCTGCCCATTCGCACTGCCCTATTGTTCTGATCCCTGCCCATTCCGCCGCCAGGTCAAGCCCGCCGATGCCGGAGAACAGGCTCAGATGCGTCAGCTCCCTCATCTCTCCTCCATCCCTGCATAATCCAGGTTCCTCCTGG